GGAGCCAAACCTGGTAACTCTTGACCAGAACCTCGTACTCACCCTGCGGGTCATCCATAAATTTGTCGATAGCAGGCTTAGGTGTTGTATGTTCGGGCAAGTCCTGACCCCACAGGTAGTCATCAAATGCAATGATGCCACCAGACTTGAGCAACTTCCAAGATGCAACGGCATCAGCGTAGACAGCCTCCTCTGTATGGTCACCATCGACATAGATAAAATTAAACTCTTGGTTTAGATTAGGTAGCACGTGTTGTGACTTGGCTTTGAATACGTGCAAGTTGTCATACTTGGAAGTGCGTGATGTGTAATACTCGTGCACTTTGGCAAAGTTAATACTGTTGTGCTCACGCTCATCGCTACCTTCCCAGGTATCAATGTCAATAAGGTGTGAAGATGGGTCAGTGAGAATGTTATCTAGCATCCACACTGTGGCATCACCAGTGTATGCTCCTATCTGCAGGAACCTTAAGTCAGGCTGACCTTTGAAGCGGGTCAGTTGCTCCTCGAAGTTATACTGCTGCCCCTCAAACCAGTTCGGGAATGTCGGCGTGTCTTCCATAGATTCAGTCCAATCGGTGAGTACAATTAAATTATTAATTAAATAATATTATATATAAAGGCGCTACGCGCCTATATAATAATATATAATTAACATACAATAACATAGATTTAGATAGTTCTCCTTCACTGAGTCACCTCCTGTCCTCTGAAGGAGGACTATCTAACAAATACCAGACGGAGGAACAAATGTTTTATTTTACTAAGCGACGCAAGATTCAGCAGATGACCAACCAGGCTATGGTTATGTGGATTGAAGACCTAGACGATATGATTATGCGACTAGATGATGCAATCACTGAACTGAGCAAGGACTTGCAGGACCTCACTGATTTCGTTGAGGAAAACCTTGATTAAACTAGGTGAGTACACGCTACCTGAGCACATCAGTTACTCAGCGTTTACTACTTACCTATCGTGTGGCTACCAGTATTACTTAGGTAGGCTTATGCAGATGCCAGAGGAACCATCCATCTGGTCAGCAGGGGGACGAGCATTTCACCTAGCAGCGGAGTTATATGACAACGAACATTAATACATATTGGCACGAGGCTTGGCTGAAAGAAACTGATGGACTAGATTTCGCCACTGCAAGACGAGCAGGGCGAGCCACAAAAGAGAATCCTAACAAGGAGGACGGTGAGTGGTGGTATAAGAACGGCTCTACTTGGACAGATAACTACATCAAGTGGAGAGAGAACAATCCCGATTGGAAAATATGGACCACACCTCAGGGCGCCAGAGCCATTGAGTTGGAACTAAATCCAATCATCGCAGGCGTGAAGGTCAAGATGTTCATTGACCGAATCTTTGAAGTTAATGGACAACTTGTGATTGTCGACCTCAAGACTTCAGCACGCCGACCTACATCCGACCTTCAGTTGGGCTTCTATAAGATAGGAGTTCAGATGATGACAGGTGCTGATGTCAATCTAGGAAACTACTGGATGTCTCGTGAATCGGGGACAGGAGAAATGATTGACCTAAGTAGATATACAATAGACTCACTTGAGTATATGGTTGAAGGCTTTGATAAAGCCCGCAAGGCTGGTATATTTCTGCCGAACATACAATCGTGCAATATCTGCGGAGTAAAGCAGCATTGCCAATTCACAAAGGAAAATAAATAAATGGCTAATGAAGACTGGAAGGTACAGTGGAGTTTCAAGACTCCGACTGGTGACCTCATCAACGTCCGCGCTAACAGCGTGGAAGAACTATCTGTACTACTTGAAGGTATCGCTGAGGTATCAGGTCAAGCAGTATCAACTCAAAAGGTAATCGGTGCTGCGTATACGTTAGCCCCTTTATCGACGCCAACTACGGCTGTAGACAATCCTCCTTGGGTTACCTCATCAACAACCCAGGTGGCGGCTCCATACGCTACGGCACCAATAGCAACCCCACCGCAACAGTCGGCTCCTACTTGCATCCACGGTCCAAGAAAGCATTTGAGCGGAATCAGCAAGAAGAACGGCAAGCCTTACTCAATGTGGGTTTGCCCTCAACCGCAGGGCGCGGACCAGTGCGCACCAGCGAACTAACGCAAGGCGAACTAATATAGAATTGGTGGAGGGGTAGTTAATCGGGGAAGGTGGCTACCCCTTCATCAACACTAGACAGGAGATGTAATGAAAACTTTAGCAAGAACCGTCGGACGTTCCGACACAGGTGGCGAACCACTGCCATCAGTATTCAAATCATTTGATGCAAACAAAATTACACCACGCAGAGCAGAAGTTTCTATGTTCGCAGGTGTGCCAGGGGTAGGTAAGTCAACACTATCGCTGGCTATGGCACTACATATGGGTGTGCCAACACTATACATATCAGCAGATACCAACGCACACACTATGGCTATGCGCCTTGCCTCTATGATTAGCGGTAAGAACCAGACAGATGTTGAAGCGTTGATGAACCGTGACCCTGACTGGACAAGGGCAGTACTCGCTAAGTCCCGTCACATCGTGTGGTCATTTGAATCTAGCCCTACGCTAGAGGATATAGTCGAAGAGATTCAAGCCTTTGAAGAACTATGGGGCGCAAGCCCTGAGGCTATCTTCATTGATAACTTGATGGACATTGCCACCGATGGTGGTGAAGAGTTCGCATCTATGCGTGCGGTGATGAAGGAGTTGAAGTACCTTGCTCGTGCAACTAATGCTGCTATTATTATACTTCATCATACTTCAGAAGGTGTCCCTGGTACTCCTTGCCAACCTCGCTCAGCACTACAGGGCAAGGTGGCACAACTACCTGCTCTTATTTGTACCCTTGGGGTGGTGGGCACCAGTATGGCTATTGCTCCAGTGAAGAATAGATACGGGCGAGCAGACGCCAATGCTAATATACTTGCCTGGCTTGCCTTTAATCCAGAGTGGATGTATATGGCTGACCTACCTGAAAGCGTATAGGAGATACGATGATAAGAGAAGAAGAAGATGACCTCACGCAAGAGATGCGTATGCTTGTCTTGGCTAAAGCAGATGAACTTATACTTAAGTACATCCAGAAGATGGAAGATACTAAGCCACCAGTTACTGATGACTTCACCGAAGGTGTAGGCGTTGGCTTGTCGTGGGCTATTCGTATCCTGAACAAGGACAAGAGCGCCTCATAGTGGCGAGCCAGTCTCGCAAGCACAGGGGCTACCGTAGTCAGAAGGTTGGGGCGGAGCGATTGGCTGCCACGATATTCCCATACGCTGAGTCTACTGGCGCAGGTCGCAGTGGTAGTGACATCACTGGTACACCTGGCATTGACTGGGAAGTAAAGGCACGCACTGGCTTTGAGCCTAGTGCAGTAATGAAACAATTAAAAGATAGAGACAATGGCAATCTTGGTATTGCTTTGCTAAGACTTAATGGACAGGGAGAAGCAAGCGTGGGAGATTGGGTATGTCTACTTAGATTCGATGATGTCATAGAACTATTGAGGAAGGCAGGTTACGGTGAGAGCAAGTGATAATGACCTACCCTCAATCAAGAAAATCCTTGAGCACTACGGAGCAAGCCTTCGTTCTGACCACGGACAAATTAATCTCAAGTGTCCCTTTCACGGTGACTCACACCAGAGTGGCACTGCGAACTTGGACAAGAACATCTTCATCTGTTTCGCCTGTGGCGTACAAGGAAATAGTTTACAACTCATATGCCACCAAGAAGGGGTAGATATACGTGAAGCAAAGCGCATCGCAGAAGGAATTACTGGGGAAAGCAGCACGAAAGTACGCGGCGAGTATTCATCAGGCTCAAGACTACCTAGAAAACAGAGGAGTGACAGCGGAAGTAGCGCGTCAGGCTTGGCTCGGCGTAGTTACGGAACCTGAGATAGGTCACGAGCAATACATTGGTCGCCTTGCTATCCCTTACATCACTAAGACTGGTGTAGTTGATATCCGATTCCGCTCTCTTAACCCTGCGGTAGAGCCTAAGTATATGGGTATGCCAGGGTCAGATACCAAGATGTATAACGTACTAGATATTGAAACTGCTGGCAATTACATTGCCGTATGTGAAGGTGAGATAGATACCATCACTCTATCTAAGTGTATCGGTATCCCTTCAGTTGGTGTGCCAGGTTCTAATGCGTGGAAGAAACACTACACCCGATTGCTTGCAGACTTTGAACGTGTCTTCATCTTTGCAGATGGTGATACATCAGGTCGCGACTTTGCTAACGCACTCACTCGTGAGTTGCCAGTAACAGTAGTCAACCTACCTGATGGTGAAGATGTTAACTCTATGTATGTACTCAACGGTGCGGAATGGTTTAAGTCAAAGGTAGATGTGTGAACGAAGACCATCTGCCTGAACGGTACTGCCACGATTGCAAGCAAGAGTTCGACGATTCATTTGAACTCATTGACCACTTGCTTGAAGATGATGAAGAGTTCGACCCGTACTATCTACTGCCTAACGGATACAAACTTATGATGGGTTCATTCCTTAAATACATACACGGCTATGCCGATGAACCAGAGAAGATTAGAAACCTTGCTCAGTCCGCATACATCACACTGTTTGCAGCAGAGTTTGAGTACGAAGGGGTCGGGGAATTGGTAGAGGATATGGTAGTATCCCAAGAGATGTCAGGGCTAGACCTTGAGTTAGAAAAGTTGTTAAGGACAAACGATGAAGACAATGGAGAGTGAAGAGATATGGCAGAT